TTAGCCTCTACGCTACGATTCAGTCACATCACAGGTCGTCTGGTAGAAGAAGAACTAACAAACGACCCGGTTGAGACCGAGCAAACACCTTTCTCATAACCAACAACCAACAACCAAAAACACGATATGCCAGAAGACATTTACGACAACGTAGAAATCGAGAGAGCTTTTTTCAACTATGACAACCCCGAGGGCCACGAACTTCAAGAGGGCGTGTGGGAAAAGCGCCGGAAAAGTTGGAGGTATTTCAAGGCCTACTTAGACGCAAACCGAACTGAGGCGCAGTCAATAGCTGTTGACAATGAAACCCCAAACGCATAGCCAATAACATGGAATACAACAGCAACTTTAAGTATGACCTCAAAGTCGGACAAGTGGCAGAGCAAGCGCTCGCTGACATCCTCGAAAACAAAACCATCGAAGTCAAACGTGACCTCAAAGCAAAGACTACTGGCAATGTATTTGTCGAGTTTGAATCAAGGGGCAAGCCGTCTGGTATTGACAAATCAGAAGCCGACTTCTGGTGCTTCGCTCTGGAGGACCGTTATGTCATTCTTTCGGCTGAGGAACTTAAAAAGCTTGTTGAACCGCTGAAAGGAACTAAAAGAGAAAAGCGCGGAGGCGACAACAACACCTCCAAAGGCGTATTACTAAAAACACACGAACTAATAACAAACACGAACACACAATGAAAATTAAGAAAAAGAAACTACTGAAATACATCAAAGAATGGGCTGAGTCCAGCGAGAGCGACGCTGAAATGCACAGCAGGAAAGGCGCTTATGCACAGGCTTACGTGGCTAGTGTTATTGCGAATTTCATGAAGGATGCTCTCATTGGGGCTATTGACAATGATTTCAATAACGAGTAAACAACACAACACACAATGAAGAAAATAGTATTAGACATAGAAACCAACGCAATCGAAGATTGGGAGAACCTGACAGACCTAGAGACCATCCATTGCATTAGCATGATGGACTTAGAGACTGGTCAGATGCACTCCTACAACAGTCAGACCACGGGAGAGATTGCAAACGCCATTAGTATAATTGGCGGGGCTGACATTGTGATTGGTCACAACTCCATCGGGTTCGATTGGCCAGCTCTGTTGAAGATGGACACCAACGGAGACCTTTCGTTGAACCCTCCGTTTGTAATCGACACAAAGATTATGGCTAAGTGTGTTTACCCAGACCTAAAGAACCACGACTTCAGAGAGAAGAGTGTTGAGATTAGGTATGCAGGTAGCCACTCGCTGAAGTGCTGGGGTATGCGCTTGGGTATCCACAAGGACAGCCACGGCGAAACCGAAGACTGGACTACGTGGTCGCAGGAGATGCAGGACTACTGTGAGCAAGACGTAAGGGTGACTGCTAAGCTTTACGAGCACTTGAAAAAACTCGCACCGAGCAAGGAGGCTCTGTTGCTTGAGCACCAGTTCGCTCAGGAGATTCACAAGCAAGTCAGCAACGGCTTTCCGTTTGACGAAGAGAAAGCCGAAGCTCTCACAGCTAAGCTCATGACTCGCCGTGTGGAGTTGAGTGATGAGCTTCAAGAGCTTTTTAAGCCGACAGTGAAGGAGACCAAGTCGCCTATTGGTTGGTCTGTTTCTGTGGACGATAAAACCTACACAGCTACCACCAAAACAAAGCTCAAGACGGTGCTCAAAGAAGCAGGTCTTAAGCAGTCTTTAGCCAACGACGCCACCAAGCTAGCCAACAAGACCAAGACCATCCCTTTCAACCCCGGTTCACGCGACCAAATCGCAGCGCGTCTCATAGAGCAGGGGTGGAAACCCGCAGCCTACGAAGGTAAGCGCCCGGCAATCAACGAAGCGGTTCTCAAGGACATCGGGACACCAGCGGCCCTCAAGCTGCTGGAATACCTTTTAGTCCAGAAAAGACTAGGAGCGCTTGCCGAAGGTAAAAACGCTTGGATGACCATGGTGCGCGACGGTCGCATCCACGGCAACGTAGATACGCTAGGAGCTTACTCCGGTCGCTGTTCTCACTACAAGCCGAACTTGGGGCAGATACCCGCCACCAGAGCCCCCTACGGAGGTGAGTGTCGTGAGTTGTTCAAGGCTCCAGATAACAAGGTTCTAGTTGGAGCTGACGCTTCGGGAATCGAGTTGCGAGTATTAGCCCACTACTTATCTAATTGGGATGAAGGAAGCTACGCCAAGACGATTGTCGAGGGTGACATCCACACCGCGAACCAAGAAGCTGCGGGATTGTCTACTCGCGACGAAGCGAAAAAATTCATCTATATGTGGTTATACGGCGCTGGCGATGCAGCCATCGGTGCGATTGTGGACGGTGGAGAACGCGAAGGTAGAACTCTGAAGGAGCAGTTCCTCGCCAAGATTCCCGCCGTTGCCTCTCTGATGAAAGCCATCGAGCAGTCGGTATCTCGCTCCGCTACCATCAAGGGTCTCGACGGTCGCGTCATACCAGCACGCAAGGCGTTCTCTGCTTTGAACCTAGTATGTCAATCAGCCGCCGCCGTCATTATGAAGAAGGCGTTGGTGTTGTTTGCTGAGAGTGCCGACGACGATGACTACGAAATGCACGGTAACGTCCATGATGAGGTCCAGTTCTCTTGTGACCCTGACAAAGCCGACGAGCTTGGTCAGTTGTTTGTGGACAGCATCAAGAAAGCTGGCGAGGTGTTGAACGTCCAGTGTCCTCTTGACGGAGAATACAAGGTAGGCGCTAACTGGAAGGAGACTCACTAACATGAAGAAAATACTACTAGACGCCGACATGCTGGCCTACCGGGCAGCTTTCGCTAGTGAGGTTGAGACTAAATGGGACGAGGACACTTGGACTCTATCCTGTAAAGAGAGCGACATGAAGCGGGAGGTTAAGACGTTCATGTCTAACCTATCGGAAACACTGCAATCAGACGACATCGTCCCGGTGTTCTCCACATCGACCAACTACCGCTACGACATTTGGCCTGACTACAAAGCCAACAGGAAAGACAAGCGCAAGCCTGTCGGACTCAAGTGGCTCATCGGGTGGGTCACTGAGACCTACAAGGGTATCTCTGAGCCTAACCTAGAAGCTGACGATTTGATTGGCATACTGGCGACCCGAGACCCTGAGAGCAACATCGCGGTCTCAGGTGACAAGGACTTCGAGACCTTACCCGTTACTTGGTATAACCCGCTCAAGAATGAGACTAAAACAACCTCACCGGAAGCGGCGCGTCAGTTTCACCTGATACAAACACTAGCTGGCGACTCCGCTGACGGCTACAAAGGAGCTAAAGGTGTTGGTATTATTGGAGCCAGAAAGCTTCTTGACAAAGACGGCTATACATGGGACACCGTGGTAGCAGCCTACGAGAAGGCAGGGCAGACAGAGGAGGACGCTTTGCTCAACGCTAGGCTGGCCTACATCCTCCATGACAAAGACTTCAACGAAAAAACAAAAGAGATAACACTATGGACGCCAGCGAAGTGAACGACCCTAAAGGAGCCGCAGGTGCTTTGAAGGCTCCCATGCACCTTATACCTGCGTCAGCGCTTGAAGAGACTGCATGGGCGCACAAGCTTGGAGCCGAAAAGTATGGCCCTTACAACTGGAGGGACACAGGTGTTTGTGCTACGACTTACGTTGCCGCTATTATGCGCCACCTGAACAAATGGAGAGACGGAGAAGACCTAGACGATGAGTCTGGTCGAAGCCATTTAGCCCACGTTATTTGCTCAGCAAACATCCTTTTGGACGCCGCTCATTGCGGAACTCTACAAGACGACAGGCACAAGCTGCCGTAAGATTAGGTATATATGAAACAGGAAAACCAAATTCCGCCAATTAGCACTGAATTACTCAACGCTCTAAAGGCTCAGTTCCCTATGCGAGACTTCGGTCTTGAGTATGATTTACGGGACATGGACCACCACGCAGGGCAACGTTCAGTAGTTCGTTGGCTTATTTTCAAGCATAAAGAACAACGCGAAAACGCTCTAACATCCATACCAGATAACTAACATTAACTCCTCTAAACCATGTGTCTCGGCTCAGCTCCTACCCCACCACCACCGTCTCCTTCTCCAACACCTCCACCAAGACCTATGAAAAAGGTCACAAAAGTAGAGTCTAAGGCTCGTAAGTCGAGGAGCGCGTCTAAGAGCCGGGGAGGACAACGTTCTCTTGTTATCAATCGAACAACCCCTAAAATCGGAGCAACTGGAAGCGGAGCATCACCTTATTAAACATTATGAGTTATTACGGAAAAACAATCACAAACCCGGCACAGGGTTCAAACACTGAAATCGACTGGAACGGTTCTACTGGCATGTTTGCTGTTGGTGGAAGTAACTTCCGAAGCCAAACAGTAAAACTACAGCACAAAATTGGTGACACTTGGGTTGACATCGGTGCAGCAGTTTCACTAACGGCCAACGGTAGTGCTCTGTTTACTACAGCCTCTCCTCTTATTCGAGTGAACGTCAGTGGTTCAGGCGACGCCCTAGTTGCCGTTGTTGAAGTCAAGCCTGTTGTCGAAAACAAAGCCTACTAAGCATGCTTAAGTTCCCTGATGGTTCCAACACTGCGCCTTGTGCGGAGTCGTTGGCTAGACCCCTAACATCAGCCCCTACGGGGAGGAACGATTTCACGAAAATCACCCCACAGGACGACGATGGTAATCCTACTACTGCTGTCTCCTACGGGTTGGACTCATTCGCCTCCTACGGCGTGATTCCTGCTGACTGGCAAGAAGACGAAGACATCTTAGGGGTTGTCATCGGCGAAGGCATCACCTCCATTGGTGAGAGCGCGTTCGACGGTTGTGAAGACATGGTGGGGGACTTAGTTATTCCCGGTAGTGTAACGTCTATTGGGGCCAGTGCGTTTGAAGACTGCGAAGAACTCAACGGAACACTGACACTCAACGAGGGTATATTAACGATTGGGGCTGATGCGTTTAACGACTGTGAAGAACTCACGGGCCGTATCACAATACCCAATTCTGTGACCTCGATAGGCGAAGAATGCTTCAAATCTTGCGAAGAAGTCACTGGTTTGACTATT